GAATTCAATTATTAAAACAATTATATGAGGACGAATTAATTAGAGCATTAAATGAAGATGGTTCTAGAACTTCAGTATATATATCTCCTCAATCATACTTTCCAGGAGGTGGTTAATGAGTTTTGCAACTGGAAAAAGAAGTCAAGCAATATCGGATAGATCTGGTCAAGCATTTCCTTATAAAGAAATGGTTAAAGAGTGGACAGGAGCTTTAGTTCATATTTCAGAGTATGAGCCAAAACATCCACAACTTGATCCTCCTTACCATAAAGCAGATGCAATTGCTTTAAAAAATACTAGATCACAAGATTTTCAACAACCTACTACAGTAAACGGTGCGATAGCGTCTTCTGGTGGACAGGGAATGATTACTGCTAATTTAACTTTACCTGGAGATTTTGCTTTTATCACTCAAGGAACAAGTGCTATGATTCCTGCAGATCCATCACTACAAAATAGAAGAAGACAATTATCAGTTCAAATTAAATCAGTAACAGTGAGTATTACATAATGGCAATAAGTTATTCAAATTTTTTGACACAAGTTAGAGATTACACTGAAGTAGATAGTAATGTTTTAACTGATAGTATAATTCAAGGTTTTATTAGATCTGTTGAACTCGATATTGCAGGCAAAGTTGATTATGATGATTTAAGAAAATATGCTACATCTAATTTCACTGCAGGTAATAGATATGTATCTTTACCTAATGATGCGATAATAATTAGATCAGTTCAAGTTATAGATAGTAACAATATAAGAACTTTTTTAGAAAAAAGAGACACAAGTTTTATTTCAGAATACTCTCCAAATGATTCAACAACAGGAACCCCTAAATACTATGCTAATTGGGAAGATAACGTCCAACAAGGTGCTGTAATTTTAGTTGCACCTACTCCTGCAAATGCTGATATTGTACAAGTAAATTACATTAAATCACCACCACAATTCACAAGTACAACTAATACTTTTGTATCTACAAACCAAGAATCCATGTTGCTTCACGGTGTATTAACTGAAGCTTTTAGATTCTTAAAAGGACCAGACAATCTATACAACCTATATCAAACCAAGTATAATGAAGAAGTACAAAATTTTGCCCTACAACAAATGGGTAGAAGAAGACGGGGGGAGTTTGATGACGGTGTACCTAGAATGGTAGTACCTTCTCCTTCTCCAAACCAATAATTTTAAAGGAGAATAATTATGGCAATAACAACAAACGCAATCTGTAATTCTTTTAAAAAAGAATTACTTCAAGGAAGTCACGATTTTGATACATCTGGAGATGGTGGCGATACATTTAAATTAGCGATGTTTACATCAGCTGCAACTTTAGGTGCATCAACTACAAACTACACAACTTCAAATGAAGTTTCATCTTCAGGTTACGCTGCAGGTGGTTCAGCTTTGATTAACCAAGGTGTAAAAGTATCTTCAGGAGTAGCTATTACTGACTTTGCTGATTTATCTTTTACTGGTGTTACTTTAACAGCTAGAGGTGCTTTGATTTACAACACTACAACTAACGGTGGTACAAATACTACTGATGCAGTTGCTGTGTTAGATTTCGGTGCAGATAAGACTGCAACATCTGGAACGTTTACAATCCAGTTCCCTGCATTCACTACTTCTGCTGCGATTTTAAGAATAGCTTAATAAAAGGAATAAGATGATATGGCCACTGGATGGGGTAGTAAAACATGGGGATCATCAGACTGGGGAGACCTGTCTAATGAAACCGTCTCAGTCAGTGGCATAGCATTATCTTCATCAATCGGAACAGAAACTTCATCTGCTAACGCTGATGTCGATGTAACAGGATCTCAACTCACACTTACAAACGCTGGTGCGGTAGCGGGAAGTTCTGTTTTAGTGTCATTGACTGGAAGTCTAGAATCGATGGCTGTTGGACAAACAGTTATTGGTATAGGTGTTCCCGTAACCTCAACCGGAGAATTACAAACTTCTATTGGATCAGCAACAGTTGATGAGACTACTTTAACAGGAGAAGGTTGGGGTAGAGATGCTTGGGGAAGTTTTGCTTGGGGAGACAATTATTCAGTTGCAGTAAATGGTATATCACTAACATCATCTATCGGAGATGAAACAGCATTTACGGATCACACTGTAGAAGTTACAGGATCAGAATTAACATCTACTTTCGCAAATCCATCATTTTCAATTCAAATCGACCAAGACATATTTGTATTAGCTTCTGAAGATCAATTAGAAGGAACTATTGGTACATTAGAATTTGATGCTGACGCTAACGTAACTGTTACAAGCGCAGGGCAGTTAACACCATCTGTTGGTATAACTGTTGCAGGATTAAAAACTCCTGTTGACGTTACAGGAATACAGGCTTCAATGACTTTAGGATCCATAACCCTAATCCAGTCAACAGTAGAGCCTGTTACTGGCCAAGAATTAACTTTATCATTAGGACAAGCAGAGGAAATACCAGGACAAATAATAGGTGTAGGTGGGTTTGAGGTAACAAGTTCTGTAGGAAGTGTAATAGTAGAAGGTACCTCAAATGTTGAGGTTACAGGTATTCAAATGACAATTTCAGCAGGAACCACAAACATTACGGCATGGCAAGAAATAGATCCTGGTGTAAATAATACTTGGACTGAGGTTGATTTAGCAGCTTAGGTAATGTAAAATTATAATAATTTAGGAGATAAAAATTTATGACATCATCTTATTCTACAGATTTAAAATTAGAACTAATGGTTACTGGCGAAAATGCTGGTACTTGGGGAGACAATACAAATAACAACTTAAACTTAATTCAACAAGCAATCGCTGGTTATGAAGCAATAGCACTTTCTGATGGTGGAACCGTTGCTCTTGCAATGACAGACAAGACTATTTCAAATGCAAGAAATATGGTCATTAAATTTACTGGAACTTTAACAGGTGCTTCAAGTGTAACCATTCCAGATTCGATTGAAAAATTTTATATTTTTGATTGTTCGGCAGTAGTGGGACCAACAAATCTTACAATTAAAACTGCATCGGGCACTGGCTTTACTTTAGACCAAGCAAAAATTTATGCAGCTTATTCTGATGGAACAAACTTAAATGAAATTTCATTAGACACTTTAGGTGGTACAGTTGCTGCAGCAAATATTACAGGTGAAATAGCAACTTCACAAATTGCTGACGATGCTGTAACGAATGCTAAAATTGCAGATGATGCAATTAGAGCTGCACAAATTTCAGACAACGCAGTTACAACTGCGGCTATAATTAATGATGCTGTAACAGCTGATAAACTAGCAGACACAGCGGTAACACCAGGTTCTTATACTTCAGCTAGTATAACAGTTGACGCACAAGGAAGATTAACTGCTGCATCAACCGGTGCAGGTGGAAGTAAAGGATTCACACCAAATTTTTATGTTACAGGTCCTGCTTCAGGAACTTTCACTGCTAACCCAGCAACAACTGAATTAATTGTTTATGCTACAGGTGGTGGCGGTGGATCTGGCGGAACGTCAGGGCAAGGAAGACGAGGGGGAGCTGGAGGAGATGGTGGTTATGCCGTTTATAAAATTCCAGTCACAGCACCTTTTTCCGCACCTTATTCTATTGGTGGAAAAGGAAGTAATGGATCTCCAGGATATAACGCATCCTCAGGAAGTGGTGGAGGTGCAACTAATTTAGGATCTCCAGCTTTATTTACTGTTAACGGTGGAGGCGGAGGGGCTGGTTCTAATTATGGAGGATTCTCAGGAATCAATCCAAGTCCCGCAGGAAATATTTCAAACGCACCTTCACCTGATGGAACTGTTGATGCAACATTTTTTGTCGACTCTAACTCCACAACTTATAGTGGCCCAGGAACTGGAAATTACAATGAAAGACCTGTTTTAGGTATGGATAATGGATCCGGTCAATCTGGTGATGGTGGTGGAAATTCACCTGGTGGTGTTGGAAGTAGACCTTCTAGAGGTGGAGCCCTTTTAATTTTTGAAAACGATACGTAGGAGATTAATAAATGAAGTATGCAATATTTGAAAATGGTGATTTAAGAAACGTAGCTTTAACTGATTCTGAAAAAGATTCATTGATGCAACATCGTACTACATATGTTTCTAAACAAATTAATGATCAACAAGCTAGTGATGCCTTAAATCTTAAAAAAACTTTTAGATTAGAGGGTGATAATATTGTTTCAAGTGATAATGAAATACCTACTACAGAAGCCCTTTCAAAAGAATATTTTGAACAATGGCATTCGTGGGCTGTTTCAGGAATAGCTGCTTTTTTGAAATCTAATAAAAATCATCCTGATTATAATGAATGGCAAACAGTTCAAAACCAATTATTAGCTGTAAATATGAGAGAGATGGAAGATCTTTATCCGTTATCTCAAACACCTCAAGAATGGTTTAGTGCTCAACCAGGAAACTCACAAAAGAAATTATTGCAATTACCGTAGATTAATTTAAAAACTAACCTATGTTTTCAAATAAGATAGAGTTTAGTATTCATCCTGATCTAGT